TAGTAGTATGCTCCCTAAAAAGACAATCAAGGAGCAATCAAATGAGGTAGTTAAGTTGAGGTAGTTTTGTGTTGAGGTAGAATGTTGTTGTTAGTAAGCAGAGAAAGCAGAAAGAAAGGGAAAGAAAACAAGATTAGTTAAGGATCAAATGAAATCTACATCCATATATACAAAAAAAGGCTACTTAAGGTAGCCTGGAGCTAAACCCACCCACAACGGATTAACTGACCCACCCCTGAGTAATGATTCCCACCCATAAATGTTCCCATGCCCTGATATACTGATTCCCCTGATAATAATAGTGCAAATATGATTGATAATGATTCAGTAGTATATGATAATCACATAAAAGGATTAATACATTCATTAATTAGAGTTTCAAAGGCTCTTGGTTGGAGATTTCCTTCACTTTGACATCAATCAAGCTCTGTGCCAGTGTCCTTAGCTCAGGATCCATATCATCCCCTAAGTGGAAGTTGTCCACAGCCTCCTTTCCCCAGGCAACCATGAAGAGCACAATAATTCTCTGGCCTAGTTGTATCCCCATTGATTGTGTCCTTCTGAGGTAGGACTGATAAAATGATGATTTCTTCCGTAGCTTCTCCTCAGATGTTCCAACTGTCTTAGATGCCATGATTGTATTTCGCATGTCCTGCAGGATGGAAAAAAATGCCCCAAGCTCAGCAATACCTGCTATAAACAAACATGTTGGTGGACAACGGTCTGGTGCTCCAGCAAAAACCCATATTGATGATGGTGACTCAATATCTTCAATCATGCTACAGCCAGCTGCTTCTGCATGCTGGCGTATAGCCTTTGACTCCTTTGTCTCCATATTGCCTAATGCCACTTGCCGCTGCCGTAAGTAGTCCCTGTTTGTTGCAGGACCACCAAGGAGGCTAACTGCTGCTGTATCTGGAAGAAGCTTGCAAGGTTCAATTAACCATTGTTCGATACGATCACTCCAGTCCTTTGCTAATGCTAGAAAACCAATTACACTCATAACTGGACTGATCATCTGCCGTGCCTTAATCTGTGCAGGGTAGAGCCCACAGACTGCTGTTCTATATCTACCAGGTGTAATCTCTTCTGCCTTCATGCTTGACTGTGCATTTGGCAAGGACACGTAAAGATGTTTTGGTTTCCGGATACCGTTAACATCCTCGAACGAGCTATCATCCTTAAATCGAATCCGGGTCCCTTTATTATCCTTGGTAGTTTGCCTCCCCCTTGTTGTCAACATATACAGAGCTTTCAGAAGTATCGGGACGACAAAGGATGTAAGATAGACGATGATGCTCAGCCAGTCTGCTGTCTGTCCTGTAGGTTCATCAATATCCAAATGGTTTAAATCCAGCACATTACCATAACTGAGCATTGACCTCTCTTTCAGATGGTCTCCAGGCTCCACCCCTGTTGGATCTTGTTCCTTCCCAAGGTTTTTCCCAGTTGCAATCCTATCTGCCAGTTGCCTTTTTAACTCATCAATTTTTGCCTGGATAGATACTGCAACGCCCTCTCGGTCAGTTAATGTTCTCTTGTTCAACTCATCTGGATCCTTTTCATACTGTTTTTCTGCATCCCTCACCTTCTGCCTGGCTATCACTAATTGACCCTCATGGGCATTGATTTCCCTCTGTAATTCCTCCATAGTTGCCATCGTTGTTCTAGTAGCTCTTTAGGGAGTCTACTACTA